TTCCTGCACACGCTTCATATTCCTCTGCTTTTTCGTATAGGTCTATAGCTTCTTCAAGTTCTGTTATACTTCTTCCGTTAGCTATATCTAATAATGCAAGATGGTAAAACTCTTCTATTATATCTTTATTCAAAACATCCTTAATTGTGATTGATGTTCTTGTAATCGTTTCTTTGCTGCAATATAGTAATCTTTATCTAATTCATATCCTTCTAAATCATATCCTAAATTATGACAAGCTATAGCTATTGAACCACTACCTAAATGAGTGTCTAATATCTTGTCTCCCTTTGTAGCGTAGTTCATAAGTAACCATTCGTATAAAGCTATTGGTTTTTGAGTTGGATGAAATTTAATTCCTGTGCTTGTATTACCTTCTAAATTACCATAATATCTATAGTCAAATTGTTTTGCGTTTTTATTAAATGAAGTCCAAGCTAATTCTCCATCTGAAAAATTATCAACAGGGTTTCCTTTGTGCCAATAAATAAAACCTCTGCCTCCATAATTCCAAATAAAAGGAAAATAGTTACCTCCCCATATAATTTGATTTTTACTTACCCTAAATAATTCTTTGAAGTAATTTTCATTTGGAGCTATATTCCATTCTCTGTGTTGCTCTTTTTGTCTAAAATTTAATATGTCTGTTTTTTTGTCTCCATAGCCATAAGGTGGGTCAACAATAGCAAGGTCAAACTGATTATCGTCAAACCCTGCCATTGCTTCCATACAGTCTTGGTTGTAAAGATTAATTATAGACACTTCTGTATATATTTAAAACTGTATTTTCAAACCAATACTTAAATTCCATATCACCATCAGGTAATGGCTTTATATTGTCGGGTTTTTCTCCTTTTTGTATTTCAAAATGAGTTTGTATAGATATATCAAAAGCATTTAGTAATTTATTGTAATCTAATTTAGTTTTAAATAAAAAATACGCACCGCCTGTTGCCACTTTAGAGCCAATCTTTTTTCCATATTTGTCTCTTAACTTTGAAAGACCATTTGCTATATTATCTGATTTTTTCATATCCTTTATTATTAAATCACCCTCTTCTATATTATCGTGATTTCTTACTATTCCATCATAACAAGTAGCTATACTACCGACAGATAATTTTTTGTTATATTTTATAAGCTGCTTTTTTAAATGAACATACTCATTGCTGCCTTCTTCTGCCCAAGAATATATATAATCCTTTAAATTCCATTTGCTTTGAACAGCGTTAATTCTAACTATAAATTTTCTTATTTCCCTATAATCCTCATTTAACCAATCTACAATACTACAAGATATTTCTTTTACTCCTAATACTTTTAATGCTTCAACCCTGTGTTGACCATCAAGTATTCTCCAAGCACCATCAAACCACGCTATATAAACTGTACCTGCCCAACCGTTCTCCTTGATTTCTTTAACAAATTTATTAACGTGCTTTTGTAATATTTCTCTATTTACCTTTAAGTGACTTAATTCAACTATAGGTAATGTTTTAATTTTTGCAAATTTAATTTTAGTTTTCATAATTATTGTATTTATTCTTTGTGCTTACTCTATTAGGTTTTCAGCTTCCCCTTATAATATCCCCCTCATTACATATTGGTCTAAATCATTCTCTTCTTGAAAGAAGTATTTGTAATTGTCTACTGCTTGTCTGAATTTGTTTTCGCCTCTTGCTAAAAACTCCTCACTCACATCAAAGATTCCTATATCAGTACTTGCTTTGTCAATCACTAAAAATACAAACTTGTCCTTATTAAATAATTTAAGGTACAGCCACGCTTGTAAATCATATCCATACTTGTCTGCACTATACCTAAAGGTAGAAAGGTCAGCAGAGGTCTTTAAATCAATTATAGTGTCTCCTTGAATTATATCTGCTTTGCCTCTGAATGCAAGTCCTTCTATCATCTCTACAGCAGGAACTTCAAACTCTGACTTACCTAATAGTTTTAGTGCTGCCTCATTTCTTAGTACTGCATCTGCTAATCTTTCTGCTGCACTTCTTTCTTTTGCAAGAAACACCTCACCATACTTTTCTTTGGCATCTTTATACTTGTTAGTGTTCTTTGTGGAAGCATCTACAAAATGTAAGGCATCTACCTTGTGTGGTTCAAGTATCATCCAATGTACTAACTTACCTGCTGCTAATGCAGGACTATCTCCGTTAGGGTCTCCGTACTTTAGAATGTTTCTATACGTCTTAGGACTCTTTAGAAGTGTTTTAAGAGATGAACTACTCAAAGCGTGTTGTCCTAAGTGTCCGTAGTAAAATTCGTCATCGTGAGCCATACCTACTATCTCTTCTTTTAGGTAGGTTTCTCCGTTTAATAATGTAATCATAATTCTAAAAATTCTGTTTGTTCTTCTATTCGTCTGTTTAATTCTTGGTTGGCTCTTGCTTTATCAGATTCTAAACCTCCACCATTAACAATAATATAGAGTTCTTCCTCTGTGTATTCAGACCACAAGTATTGTATGTAATTAAATTGCATATCGTTCTTTTTTGTAAATATAAACAATTATTTAACATCTTCCTCTTTTGGGAAAACTTTTTTTTCTAATTTTTCTATCTTGTGTAATGCAACAGCTAATGCTTGTTGTGCAAGTTTTAAATCGTACTGCATCTTTATTAATGTAGATTCTTTCATTTCTGTGATTTGATTTTTTCTATATATAATATTGCATCCATTAGTTCTTCCTGCAAATGATTCAGAAACTTATAGAATCCATCAGGACTATCGTGTAAGGTAGTCCCATATTTGACTATCCCATCTCTACTACGTTCCCTCATTATACTTATAACCTTTTCTACTATAAGGTCTTTGTATCTATCTTGGTGAGTGCTATCCGTTGTCCACCTATCACCGAACTGCATCTCTACCCACTTTCTTAAACTATCACTCATAAATATGACTTAATTAACCACTCTATAAATCTGAATATAATATAACCTATTATTAGATTATCCATATAGAGTTTTGTATTTGCTTATTTCTTTCTCTAATTCCTCAATCTTTTTCTCAGCTGTTCTTGCTCTTTCTACTGCTCTTATTTTGTCAGAACGGTATTCACTTAAAGATTGTTCGTATAACCTTTCATTAGTTATAAGGTTGTGTACATAAAAACCTACTTCTTGCCAACAGTAATACATTTCGTTAATGGCTTTGTTTTCAGGTTTTGCTTTTCTTGATTTAACGATATACTCGCCAACTAAATTAAAGTTGCCATAGTATTCTCCTTCTTTAATATTGTTCAGTTTCTTATTCATCTTAATTAGTTTTCATTACTAATATAGTATTTATTTTGTTAGATACATTTTCTTTTTCATACAAACCATTTTCATCATAATAAAAAATATAATGAGGAACGTTATATAATTTAACGTATTCGTCTCTTTGTCTTTTATGATTTTCTTTTGCTTGTAACTGATATGAAGTATTCATATACAAATATGAAATAGGTTTAACCTGTCCTGCAAAAACCAACATACCCCTTGAATAAACTTCAAAATCTGTAAAATACTTTTCGTCTAATTCGTATGTTGCTTTTATAAAATCTAAATTAGGAAACATATCTTGCATCTCTTTTATAATCTTTAGTTCACTTACAAAACCATTATATGTTTGACCTATAACTCTAAAAAATATATAATCCTCTATTTCATACCCTAACATATCTTGAAGTTTTTCTCTTAATATGTTATGTATTTCTTTTAATCTCTGTTCTCTTTCTTCGGTATAATAATAATTTTCCCAACCTATTTTAGAAAAAGTATTAGTTGAGTGATAATAATCATCTATAAGCTGCATACATTTTCCAACAGACGAACTACTGAAATACTTATTAATGCTTTTATCTCTGTTTAATTTTTTATAAAGTTTATCTTCAATCGGGTTTTTATACATTACAGATATTGATTATATACTGCCACTAAATCCTTGTAAACTACTTTAGCAAAACTACAAGGAGTACATTCAACTTTGGTTTTAAATATTCTTTCGTATATAGTTTTATACACCTCTTGTTCGTCAGGAGTAAACTTATTCTTTTTAGTGTCTACTGCCATCTTAATTAAATCAAACTCTGACTCTGTTAAACATTCAGGTTTTTTGTATCTGAACATTTCGTTTAGTTTAACCTTACGCTCATCACATCCACAATCTTCTCCTGCTAAAAACTTCACAGCTTTCTTTATTCCTGTAGCTGTAGTAATCTTTTCTACTGTGTCTCCCAATCCTTCACTTGCTGCTGCGTGTTTAGCTTTCCACTCTTTGTACTCTTTCGTGCGTTTGTCTCCTTTAAATTTTGTCATAATCTCCGTGTTTATAGTCTAAATAATCTTCTTCAAATTTATCTTTTATTTCTTGCTTTGCGTTTTTAAGTGTATTAAATATACTTACCCAACTTATATTAGTTTCTGCGGCTATCCCTCTAATGCTTAAATCTGAATCCCTATAGAGTTTAAACAGTTTGTTTTCGTACCATCTCCATCCATCTATGTGGTTATCTATCATTGTGCAGATTTTATGAAAGGCTACTTGTTCATCCATTTGCGAATCGTTCGGAATTTGGATGGTAAACTCTTCATCATCAAGAGAAACTTTACTAATCTTTCTTTTAGAGTTGTAATACTGATAGTAAAGAGAACGCAAAGTAAAGTAGCAATACCCCCTACTAACGACACCATTTCTAATAACCTTGCTTTCGTCTGCATACTTATAAATAGTTAAGTACATCTCCTGTACCAAATCCTCTGCATAATCATACTCCCCAAAACTTTTAACTATGGCTATCCACTCTTTGTGCCTTTCAGCTACTCTTGTGAGCCATTCAGTTGGTTTATCCATATCACATTAATACTAATTACACCCAACAAACATTGCAGGGTAATTTCATCTTCTTGTTCGTATTGTTCTTTGTGATATAAAAAGCCAAACATTATACCTTTAATAGGACTAATTATAATATCTGCGCCCTTAAGCTGTCCTATCGTAAGGAAAACAAAAGCGACTACCAATAAAAGTCCTATTACTATCATATATTCAGTTTTTCTATTTTAGTTTCATTGTGTATTAAATCTCTACCCATATAC